AGATAATCTACCTGGAAATAGAACTGCACCTTGAGTCTCGAGATGGCCTACTAATAAGTCACCACCTTTATTGATTACTTCTGTAATCTCATTATAGTTTTCTTTACATACCCATGGTATAAAAGTAATATCTATCCCGTCAAAATTTATTACTTTAGCTTCACTGTAATACTTCATATGAGATTCAGTAAGTATTTGTTGAGGTGAATTCATCTGTAATGAATGTCGCAAAGGTATATCATGATTACCGATAATACCATGAACGGTAACACCTAGTTCAGCTGCTCTATCTACAAATACTCTTTTCTGAAAAGACATAGTTTGTAAGTTAATCCATTTACGATTATCAAAATAATCACCTGTCTGAATAACTGTTTCAATATTATGTTCTTTAATATAAGGCCAGAATACTTTATCTAGAAATAGTTCTTGATGTCTTTGAATAACTTGATTCGAATTACGACACCCGAAATGAGTATCTCCTAAGAAAGCAATCTTCATTTTTTACCCTTCTTTGGTCTTAAAGGTGTACCACCTTTGTAAGCTTCTCTTGACTCTTTTGTATAACCAGTACGTAAAGTGAAACCACCTTTACCTTTTTCTACTTTCTGGTTTTGTAATTCTTCTAACTTTTGATCAGCAATCGCTCTTGCATGTTGATCTGCAATATCTGTAAACTCAGGATTATCTACAACTGTTACTTCTGCTTCTTGTATCAATCTTAAATTAAGCTCATACTTCTTTTTTTCATTCTTAATAGTTTGAATCATGTGACTAAAGAGTATCTGTGTAACGTATGCGAAACCGTTATCAAATCGTTCACCATCAAAACGGTACATATATTTCATAGCACCTAATATAGCATTCTGTACCATTTCATCTCTATACATATAACCTTTGAATCTAGGTGTTAATGATAATCTGTTTGCCATTTTATAAACACATTCACCCAGGTAACGAGACATTACAGGTCTCTCTTTACCTTTAGCTAATGCTTTTTTACAATCTTGTGCATATTCATCTAACGCTAAAGTAAATTCATGATTGTTAACGTAATGCTCGTCACCTGGCTTTTGTCTAGTTCTTTTTTGTGTCATAGATCGATAGTATTGATTTTATAATCAAACTCCTCTGTAGTATAGTATTTGAAACGTTCATTAGAATGTCTAAGGGCAAAATTATCTCTTGATTTATATTTTAGATCGTCTATGATATCAAATACAGTAGCTATCTGTCCATTATCTGACTTACGTAATATTCTTCCTATGGATTGTAGCACTTTTATTTTAGACTTTGTTGGATGTGCAAAAATAAGATTGTGAAGATTACGTATATTAACCCCAGTAGAAAACACACCAAGCGACGCAACAATAACGACGTCGTTATTTTCTGCCATTTGTCTAACAGCTTCTCTAGAATCTTTATCTGTTTCACCTGCAACATAATATAATTGTTTGTCTGTTTTAATATTTTCGAATAACTCTTTACCATGTTCTAGTCTTTGAAAAACTACTAATGTATTACCTGGTAGTGTACCTGCCATCTTAGATATAAGTTTATTACGCTTATTATGTTCTACAATAAACTCAACCTCTTCATTATAAGACATATCTTTAACTTTTTTACGATCAGCTTCTTCATACCGAAGTTGAACTAATCTAATATTCATCTGTGATACTTGATCTCTTTCCATAAGTTCTTTAGTAGTAATCATCTTATGCACAGAGCCGAATAAACCTTTTAGTACTAACTCATGAGTTTTCGCTTCTTGTAATGTACCTGTAAGTCCTACTCTATCTGGACATATAAGCATTTTGTTCATTATAGCTTGAATAGATTTAGATTGTGCATGATGCACTTCATCTACTACTACCGAACCGAATTGCGCGAACCATTTAGCAGGTTGTTTATATACTGATTGCCATGTTGATATAATAACTCTTTGATATGAATCTTTAGTAACACCGCCTGTGATACCATGCATATCATGAAATTTATCATTAGAATAATCTAAGAAGTCTGTAAATAATTGACCTACTAATGATATCGTAGGTACAATAATAAGTATTTTTCTATCGTGAGTTTCTAACCACCATCTAATTAAAGCATATATAATAAGAGACTTACCTGATGCAGTAGGTGATAAGAGAAGACATCTTTGCTTAGTAACTGCTGTCTTAAATGCTTCTCTTTGATAGTCTCTCATTTCGATAGGTTTACCTTTTGAGTGTGGCTTAAGTACATCAATAAACTTATCTAAAAAATCTGTATCAGATTGATCTAAGAAGTCAGACTTGTTACCTTCGAAGTAACACTCAACATCCATATCTTTTGCGAACTTAGTTATATCACCAGTTAGACCTGCATATATGGTACTATCTCTAAGATTAGCTAGACGTATCTTACCATCCCAAAATTTATTTCTAAACTGTGGAGTAAATTCTGCACCCGGTACTTTAAAAGTAAAGTAGTCACTTAGCATTCTTAAGTCACTTTTATCGCCATCAAACTCTAGATAGACGTCATTCTTTTTACGAAAAGTTATCATAAACTACCTGAAGTAAATCTTGCCCAATCAATTGCATTTTTTATAGACTGGTTTCTCCACTTGATCTGTTCTAATATATGATTAAGACCTTCAAGTAGAATATTAATATACTCTATTCTCTGTTCAAGCTGAACCACTTCAGGGTCCGTATTGACGTGTTTATCAATACCTGCTTTTGTCTTTAGTTTGAGATCGAAAGGTTTTTCTTTATAGACATCAGCAGTAGCTTGACCAGAGTAATAAAGTTCTTTCTCTTTCTTTATATTTTCTATTTTATGAGAAAGAGCAATTTTTTTTGCTTTAAGATCCAATAGCATAGAAAGATACTTATGATGCAACTTAGGTGCATCTGTAGCAGCAGAATCTAAACTAGTTTTATCTATAGGAGCATCTTCTTCCCACATAGATAAAAGTTCATCATGAGTTAACATTTAATAAACCTTTCATACGAATCTCAACACTAATATTATAAATAGTTTAATGGTAAAGTTCTTTACTATCCTTCCAAATTACTCCCAGCCATTCTGGCTACGGGAGTCTTTTTATTTACAACAGGAGAAAAATACATGGCACGTGCTAAAAAGAAAGAGAGTTTCGTGAAAGAAATTCAATCTTCAATTGCTTTTCATATTCAACCAAAAAATCCTACTCAGCAATACTTACTAGATTGTATTGATCAATCTGTTTTAACTATTTGCATTGGACCAGCAGGAACAGGTAAAACTTACTGTACAGGAATGAAAGCAGCACAATTAATTCTAAAAGGTGGTTATGATAAAATAGTATTAACTAGACCTAATGTGTCAACAGGACGATCGTTAGGTTATTTTCCGGGTACGGTAGAAGAAAAAATGACGCCGTGGCTTAAACCTATAATGAATGTATTACAAGAAGGATTGGGTAAAGGTAGATATGATTATATGTGTTCTAAAGATCAGATTACTATTCAACCTATAGAAACTATTAGAGGTAATTCATTTGAAAATTGTATAATAATAGTTGACGAGTCTCAAAATTTAAATATGTCCGAGATAAAAGCTATAACTACTCGTATAGGAGAAAATTCTAAGCTAGTAATGCTTGGTGATCCGGCTCAATCTGATGTTCATGATGGAGAAGACTTAGATGAGTTTGTAGAGATGTGTCATCATTATGGAGTAGAAGCACCTATAGTAAGATTTACTACAGATCATATAGTTAGATCTGATATAGTTGCTCAATTAGTAAAAATGTTTGCTAGAAATAAAATATAATAAAGGGGGCTGTTGCCCCCTTTTTATTAACCAGTTTTAAAGTCTTGTGCTATATTACCTAAGTAGTCTGAATCAGCTGATCTTACAACTGTGATTACATCAATAGCATTTGCATCTGTTGTAAGTGTTGGATCTCCACCTGGGAATCTTACTTTATTAGTTGCTGGGTCAACAAATGTTCCTGTTCTAGAACCCGATCCATCTTGCTTAATAATTAAAGTTACTGACTGACCTATCTCAAAATTTGTAAAAGTAAATGTAGCGCTTGTGTCTAATGTTACTGTTTGAATAGATGATGCATCTGGATCAATATTAATACTAGATGCTGATGTAACGGTTGTGATATCCTCTTGAATACCACCAGAGAAAGTAGCAGCTTTCTCAAATGTTGATACAGTATTAAGAGCTGGGTTTTTAACGAAAGCAGAAAATCTTCTGTTTCTTGAACTAAAGGCTGCTGCACTTCTAATTGCCATTGTAACTTCTCCTGTTGATTACTTATTATTTATTATTTTTTAGAAATAGTTGTTTATTATTCTTATAATCTATACAGCTGCTAAGATGATTAGGAAGCCCCAGAAACCATAGAGGATA